AGAAAACAACTATTAATCAAAAACCAAATTGCACTTCTGTCAGTTAGCAGGAAAAGTGCGAAAAACCTGTTAGCCCCGATGGGACTCTGACGTTAATTATTTAAAATTTTAAATTTAAAAGAATCCTATGGGGATAAAGTGTTTGTGATTAATACCCGTTGGTAATAGGGCCGTAAGTACCGAATAACTAACTAAATAAAATATACAATAAATCCTTACCTACGAGTGGGGTTATATATTTTTCTATTTACAAAATCTTAAAATACAAAGCAAATAGTTAGTTAGGCGCGTGCTACATTTACTAAAGGTGGAACTTCAAGCAAATACATAAAGCTAAAATCATCTCCAGGCGCACGCATAAAACTGGCGGTGATGTGGTGGTTTGTGGCTGAAATACTATCTCTGGGCGAAAAGGTTAAGAGACAGGGTGGGCTATGACCCTTGAGATAATCCTCCATAGATGGAGTTCCATCGTCAATGGTCACAGCAGGTGTAATATGTGAAATATTGTAATAGGGAACTTCTACCTCTATCAAGCCTTCTACAGTTGGGTCAATTACTTGTGTGGATGGACCCATATTAATAGTGCCGGATGGTAAAACTGTGGTCGTCACTGCAGAAGAACTCGTTGAAATAAGGGAATTAAAAGAGTCTTGTAAAGAATTAAACATACGCACAAACCAAGTAAAGTTTGTTTTCTTCCGGGGAGTTCCTGTTCCGTCCTGCGTCTCGGCTACCATCTTAATACGCATACTACCACGCCAAAAAGCATACAAATAATAGTAATAATCAAATTGTGTATAATTTCGTGTTGAGGTAAGTGTCTTAGTGGGGGAGGTTACTGTGAAGGGGGCAACTACAAAAGAGCTGCCATCAGCCTGAAGAGTGTTTGCGTCTCCAAAAATTCCAAAGCGCTTAATCAGTTGTCGAATCGATACAATTTTCTCTCCTATACACATGGCTTGAGGACTCCAATTATTACTAATTCGGTGTGTATCAATAGATATAGGGTGAACGCCGTGCTGTGCTTCATTTCGTGGAATTTGCTGATCTTCTCCCATAACCTGTGCGACGATTCTGCTACACTGAGTTGTTATTCTATTGTCTTCATTATTGGAATACTCTTGCGTTCTCTCTGCTTCAATCTTTCTGGTATCAGCCAGTGTTAAATCACCGGCGTATGGTACATAGCTGGGGCAGGTCGGTCCTGCAAACTCTAAATCTGGTCCTCCGCTCACTTCGCAAATCACGTCGATTTCAGAGAAAACGTTCTGAGCAGCCACAAGTTGATTTAAAACTTCTACTCGCACTATTCCACTAACACAATTATACATCAAAGCCCCATCCTTGTTATCTTTACTCAACCAAGATGATTCAGGGCGTATGCAATATAACCAAGGTCTACTGGCAATGTAAGGCACTGTAAAACTAACTTCTGTTGATGTCCTTAAATCTACTACAATCTTTTGAGTTCTAGAAACGTCCGGGGTCCCTGTAGATATAGTTGTGTTATAATAATAGGGGATAAAAGATATTCTTAACCTACCTGAATGATATTGTGTTTTTACAAATTTAAAAGTATATACAATAGAACCTCTCCAATAAGTGAAAGCATTAGCCACGTAACCCATGTGTGTGCATCTAAATCTATCAGTGATGGTTGCTGAATATGGTTTTACTTTAAAAGGTGATACATAATTATCCCATAAAACGGTGTTAGTTACATCTGAAGTTTTCCAAGTAAAGCGATCCCAATAATTTGGGATAGATAATACTCGGGAAAGATCCATTTCATCCAATGACGTTCCAGCTAAGCCTTCTTTCGTCTCAATTTCATTCGTCGAAGACAATGCCATCTTGTGTGACATGTCCATACCGTCAAAATTCGCCATTCTTCCTTGACCACGCAGTTTACACTCTCCAATCTTTCCTTGAACTGTTGGTTTAGAAAAGCCAAACAGTTTGGCTAAATCCGCTGCTTTCGCTGAGATCCAAGCTGGAGTACTAAAAATATTTCCTAAAACGGGGATATGACTTAGTGTGGTTAAACCTTCAGAAATTTGTCCTAATGCTGTTGATGGTGAGTTGTTAGTTTCAAGTTGTTTCAATTCTTTAGCTGCTTGTGCATAAATACGGGCAGGTCTCTTTAAGTACGTTTTATGTATCCACAATTTGCGCATCTCTGTCTCTGTAAAATCGCCTGTGGCAATGCGCTCAGCAATAGAAAGATAATTTGGACTATTCCCGGTAAAAATGTTAGCGCCAGTTGGGTATTGAACATCCACATCTTCTAAATGTGCCCAGACAGTATACTCGATACTACCTGTTCCTGAAACTTGATCATGCAGTTGACTATAAACTACAACATAAATAGAACCAAATGAACCTTGTCCAGTAATTAAATTATAATACAAATGGGGTGAAACATAGGGAATTCTCATTTCCACTTCTGTTCCTACACTCAATTCCAAATCTGTTGTGGGACATCCTGATCTACCTTGCAGAGTTTCATTTATTAGGGTCACTCTATTTGGCATATATTGAGCATATGGAATATACTGTAACATCAATCTACCTTGCTGGAAGGGTTGGGAATTAACCTGTACTTTGACAACAAGTGTGGCGCGAAGTCCTACGAAACCTTTCAATTTGTCTTGGTACATAGCATTAGAAATTAGAACTTCTGGGAAATTGGCTGTATACAATTGTTTTTCTACAGGGTCACTAGATGACCAAAGGTTAGTTGCAATAATAATAGGTCCACTAAGAAAGTCTTTAATTGAATGAATTCTATCTTCTCTCGTAGTCATGTCCAGATAATTAGTTGAAAGATTAACGATATCAGGGAGCGCAGTAGTACTAGGGGTAATTCCTTCGCTAACAAAATGTACAATTTCTTTCTGTTCGGACATAAGTCTTTTATCTTCATTTTCAATGTGTGAATTTTCTTGTTTATCTTGAAATGTAGCAGGTAAATTTCTTAGGTTTTTCGACTACCTAATCTGAAAAACCGCAGAGAGGGCTTCCTGGATATTGTGGGGCTGCCACTAGGCATCCTGGAACGTAAAGCTAAATAGCTAACCTAAATACAAAAATAGCACTACTTGTAATTTATTAACCTCTCAAAATTGTATTTACAAGCAAGATCACATTTTTGCTTTTTAGAAGTCGTAAACCTCATCAGCCAACATAGTGGCATCCCAGAGATACGCTTTAAAAGTGAGAATTTGGGGTTGTTGTGGTAGTATACCTTTCATAGCCAGATCTTCAATTCCGCTACGCAACTTCTGGTACTCACTCTTTCCATGGTATACTATTTCTCTAAAAGCTGTGTTTATGTTCATCATTAGAATTTCGTTTGGGTCAATAGTGTTCCGTGTCCAGTTTAGCATTTCGTAAATAACATCTTTTTGCAAAGGTGCGACAGTTCGTTGTAGTTGGTGGCTAAAAACGAATCTTTTTTTCAAAAAGTGTATTTCGGAAAGTGATGGGAACTTAACCATATCTCCAGTCTTTCCTTCATCGGTGTACTCATGTTTAATTTCTTTCATCTGTTCACTGATGGTGATTTGGTTAAACCATTCTACAACGCGGTCTGAAATATTTAGGCAATTGTCATCTCCGTAGCTTATCATCGACACATTCTCTCTAAATTTCTTCATGGATTGCATTTCGGGAGCCAATTTTCTAGCCAATAAAATCCAAACAATACGCATAATCATGGAATTGTACAAGCAGTTAATAATTACAGTGAAGGGGTTTCCTGAAGGTTGGGAGTGCGTCCACATATACACGTTGTCTCCATATGAGTGAACTGAATGTACAATGTGTGTCCAGAGTCCAATGCAGATCATTAAGTTTCGTTTTCCATCTTCAGTATTTACATCGTTGAAAGTTTTAAACCAAGGATAAAAGGACTTCCCACAAGATTGCCCAAAGAACTGAGCAACTAGGGAACCATCAAAATTTCCGAAATCTCCTGCAATCACCTTGTTTCCGTGCTTCTTTAATCTTTTTGCAATTCGCTCCCAATCAGTTGAATAAACATTAGTTCCTACAGCAATTTCGTTGTCAATTCGGTTATTCATCAAATAAGCAGCAAAGGGCAAGAAATATTTTCGAAATGCTACTACAAAGTGTTGAGGTCCCGCTGAGAAAACTCTTGTCTTTCCAGCATCTACCTTCTCAATGGGTCGCCTTTCATCTTTAAGTGTGTCAACAAATACTACATCCTTAATAATGCCTTTCGCGCAGTTGTCAATTAACTCTTCCACGTCACGTCGCAACTCCTGAGCCCGCTGAGATGTAAAGTCATATTGCTCGCCTGAACCCATCCAATCCTGTTTTCCTGGTAATTTTCGAGGCATTTGAAAATATCTGTAACCGGGTGAAGTTTGTCGAGCAATTCCTTTCATAAAGTCATCGTCGCCGGTTCCTTGAGTTGCTTCCTCGTAAGTGAGAAATCTCCTATATTTGTTTACATCTAACATCGAGTTGTACTGAGTTAACACAACTTGTTTTACATCCAGAGCAGCCGATTCAACAATTTCTGCGTCTAACACTGCGGTGTCTACGCCACACTTCTTCAATCCTTTCATGAGGGGATCTACAATCTCTCCATTGGGGAGTCTAGTTCGTGTAAGATGTGCTGGTTTCGTTATTGGTTTGCTCAACATTCCATAGATACAAGATTTTAGTAAAGTTGTTTTTACCGCCTGACCAACCTTGATATTACTCTTTCCGATAGCGCAAAATTTTCCTTCAGGCGTTTCTCCACTCATGGTATCTTTGATATCTGATGGTGGTTCAAAGCAGCATTGCACTGTAATGTTATTTACTGGGTCCAATTTTTCCAATCGATTAAGACCATCCATTATGGCTTCCTGGGTTAAGGGGCAAGCATATCCGTGACATTCACTTACATTACCAGGTATATGCATACCAATGAGTTTTCTCTCCATGCGTTTATTGTAAAGACCTACTATAGATCCACAATTTCCTGTTTGAGTAGGCGCATTGTATTCATAGCAATCCCGCTGTGTATAGCTTTCACTCTCGTAATCAAACATGTCGGTATCTTCATGATAAATGGTAATTTCTTGGTCCAAAGGACGGATGGCTTGTAGCCACTGATATGCACGACACAGTTCATTAGCACTCTGATGAAATGTTGCCAACGTTCCTTGGAATACTCCTCGCAAATTTCCTTGATCACTCTTTTTAACGAAGTGTTTCAAAATGTCTCGATGTGGATGGCACATACGGCGATGTAAATTCACCAGTACACAATCTCTTGGTGTTTCATCCTTATAATGAATACGAGTGCAAGCTGTCGTCAATTCGACTCTTTCTGCATTTGGGGCAATGAAATGAGACACTGGAACAACAATTACGTCGTCACAATTTGGCTGGCTAAAATAAATATTGGTTGATGGTGCAACTTTTCTTGCATATAAAGTTTCAATAAAATGATAAGGCATCATACAAACCCATCCACGCAAAAACGTTGCTGTTGCCAATCGATAGCGTTTCATTTCTCCTTTCACCATTCGCTCATAATATAAACAGTACGTATTCTTCTGCAACACATCAAGCACCAAAGCATGAGCTGCTGGGTCGCTGCAACCTTGAGTTTCAGCTTCTTTTTCAAGTTCTTTGCCAACTTCTACTTTTGTGTTTCGCTGTTTTTGCGTTTTACTGTCTCCGGATGAACCTACTTCAACTTTTGTAATTTTGTTTTTCATTGTTTTTGAATCTCCCGATGAACCGACTTCAACTGCTGTCTTCGCGGGTTTGGTTGTCTTCACATCTCCTGAACCTCCAACTTCCACCACTCGTTTACTAATTTTCTGAGTTTTATTATCGCCAGACGAACCAACTTCTGAAGTTATGGTATCATCTGTCAATGTGCGTTCAAAAAATGAATACATGGCAAAAGCGGAGATCATTACTCCAATGAATCCTAAGGCTGTTAAATAGGGATGTTCACTAATAAATTTGTAAGCTTTGTTCTTAAGTTCTCTGATTTTGGTCGACAAAGCACTAATTTGCTCGTCCAAAATGGTCATCCACTTGCTCCATTTGGTTTCTTTGGGAATATTCTTTTTGTACTCAATATATGCGTTGAACGTTTCAGCATCACTAGCAAATTCAGCTTCCATTTCTATCAGAGATTTTCCTGCCATAAAGCCTTGTGAAAGTAAGTTTGAAAAGTATGTTTCATCCCACACATCGTAATATTCACTTGTTTCGCTACCTCCTTGCGCCACTGTTCTACTGGCATAGGCCTCCAACCATTGAAGTTGGTGGAATGTCTTCTCTTTTTCTTCTTTCCACGCTTTACAAATTGTTCGCGCAAACTCGTCATACGAAATCGGTTCTCCATCATCTATCCATTTAGTGGCACTCTCGTCGTCAAAACGCATCTTTTGAAACTCATAAACACTCAAATCTATAGCTTCATCTTTATTTAGTTTTGTCACATCAAGGGCATTGTATTCCTCTCCCCTCGCATTTCTAACCCATATAGATTTTTCTTGTTTTATCTGCACGCGGTATGCGTGAGTCTTCATTCGATTATAGAAAGCGTCTGGGAAAGTAATACTCTCCAGTTGTACTTGAAATTGGTTTGTAGTGTACAGGAGTACTTCGGCCTGAGAATACATGTTTTTGTCTTGTAAAGCAGCCATGTGCAAGTGTTGGGGAAAGGTATTGCAAGTTCTAATGACCTCAAAAATCTCGGGATTTGGTTTAGTTTTGTCATCCTTAAGTTGAAAAGCATCATCATAAATCACAATTTTTTGTCCATTATATCCGTCCCAATACTCTGTCTCCACTTGTCTGGCATATGCTTGGTGTTTGTAAGCGTCGGGTTTGACAATACCCATCTCTCGTAATATATCAATACACAGTGGGTAAATCATTTGAGTCTTACCTATGCCAGATTCTCCGGTCAACCATACTGTAATGGGCCGCATCTTTGGTCCACCTCCTTTGACAGGAGAGAGGAGAACTTGCTCATACAGAGATTTTGCTGGGAATAACATAGTTGTTATGAAGCGAGCAATGTCTCGGTCCGGGATCTTTTCTTCAGAGTATTTCAATCCTCTTTTGTATAAATCCTCAACTTTTGCGGCTGTCTCAGTATCCAAAGTGATTTTATTTCTCTCATCAAGGTCCAAATAGTGTCTTATTTCCTTTGCCCAAACATGAATTTCGTCATACAATCCTTGTGTTCCTTTAAGTTCTTTTCCGAGCACAACTTTCTTCACTTCATCCACAGAGAGGTTGAAATATTCAGAACAATAATCAACAATTTTCTTTGATCCTTCAATTGCTTTTGGAATACGGTCTAGTCGAGATATGTAATTATCCCAATCCTGTTTTCCAGGAATCTTCTTGATTGCAAAGAAAGCCAAAACAGCGAAGATTAATTTTCCACATGTATCGAACCAAGGGTGGTATACTACCTCTTCCAGTGTTTCTGTTCCTGCTTGGGTTGTTGTCTGCAAAATTTTGTCTTTTAAATCCAGCACGATATCCAAAATCTGTTTGTCAAAGCCATAAAAGTGCATTACAAAGAGGATAATTACAATCAAGGCGGCACGATACTTCTTCCAGACCATCAAAAGACGGACTAGGACAAGTAGAATGGCAACCTTTAGCAAGTCTTCTTTCAAATTCACATATTTGTCTGTTGTTGTCAAAACTGTTGTTTGAATTTGGGCTGTTAGTGTCGGTAGAGAGTTTTCCAAAAAATCACAAATTCTTGTTAAATTTCCGTTCAATTGTCCTACTTCTCCTTTTGCTCCTTTGAGATCATCAAAGAAACCTTGGGTGTAAATTCTGTTGTTTTTGATTTCCTGACGCAACTTCTTAATCAAGGTTGAAATTTTCTCATCTCGGCGTTGCAATGCCTTTTCCAACCGTATAGCTCTAGGGTCGTTGTCGCAAGCATATACGGGGCGCGATTGCACAGGACCAGGATTAGATTCGACATCACCACTCATCAAAAGTTGCGTTCTCTTTCTCAAGAAGGCTCTGCATTCATCATTACTTGAAACAAGTTTCCATTGCTGAAACCAGTCAAGATGATCCATAAAGAAACGGGGACTCACAATTAATAATCCATTACCAAAAGTTGATCCATATCGATGTTCTGGGCAATAATTTTGAACAAATTTCCAAACTAATCCTTTCCACTCTTCAAAGTTATATCCATAAACGTCCGATGTTAAGAAAATCAGTTTACGTAATTCTTCTTCTCTCTTGATCCTATCACACCCACAATCAAAATCATCCATACAATAACATTCACTCTCTAAGTCCAATAGTTGTGGTTTGGACTGCACATAAAAAGTGCAAAAGAAACCATCAAGATTTCCTTCAAATTGTGCTGCTATTAGTTCTTGAGCAGCAAGCTCCTCAAGGGAGTTGATGTTGTTGGTTGCGTTGTTGTTTGTTTGTTGAAAAGACATGATCACATTGTAAGAATCGGTTACTCCTTATTAGCTCACATCAAAGGGAAGACCTAGGGTTGCTTCAGGTGCAATTAAAATCACCTTCTCCTTTGACATAAACCGTACGTTTCGCCACTAATTTTCTTCTCTACGAGTGGAACCCAATATTTGGGGTATGTCCTACTGTACCTGAGCGGCAGTGGCGTATCCACAAGGGCTAACTAATCAGGTGTACATGCCAAGTACACTCATCACTAAAGTTCAATACTAGAGCAAAGATACGTGTTGGGAAACACCATAATACATGACTAACATGTGCTGTCCGACCACGCGAGTCGTAATCCCTCAGACACCAGCTCTTGGTATCGAATCAGTCTTATAGGGTTCTTTATTCCTCATCGGTCTACCCTGATGCTTAAAGACCGGAATTATTTAAACTAAGTTGTTGTTGTTGTTTTTGTTTGGAATTAACGTCATCAACGACCAATGGTAAGTCACGCTCCTCCCAATTGTAACATAGAGCAAGTCTAAGTCCAAACTTGGGATTGACGATCCAGCTATGCCTGGCGCTGAGGCCGGAGAAGGTCCAAGTGCGTTTAAACAAGGTTTCTCACGGGGAGCATTTCCAGGTCACTCCGTCGACCATTGAGTTTTATATCCCATAATTGGGACCACTGAACTTTGTGGCTAGTGCTGTGCAGATTAATCTGCACAACACTTATTAAA